GTATTAAAGCCCTGCGAGGGCGGTTGCTGATAGATGGAGGTATCGATCGGCATGTTACTGATTCATCGTCTGCCACGGGTCGCCATAACCGCCCGTCTGTGCCGTGGATGGCAATTGCGATCCGTAATTCGGATACGTGCCCGGCGCCGCTTGCCACCCGCCGGCATTTTGCTTGCCGCTGCTCTGCTGCCCAAGTTGCCCCAGCGCCCACATCTGCGTGCCGGTATTCACGGCATTACCCAGCGCGTTGCCCCAATTCTGCCCCTGCTGCTGAGAACCCGCCGCCTGTGCATTGCCGATGCCCTCGTAGGCATTGGTCGCTTGGTTGCCGTAGTTCGCGCCAGCCACGTTCATCTGCCCATTCGTATAGGCGCCCAACTGCGCCAACGAATAATTGTTATTGAACAGTTGCTGATTGGCGCCCTGATTCAACTGATAGGTATTCGCCGCCTGCCCATAGTTCTGGGCGTTCTGATTCAAGCCGTAATTCGCATAGCCAAGGCCGAGCTGCCCCTGTCCGAGTGCGAGCGAATTCGCGCCCTGCTGATAGCCCAACCCCAATTGCCCTTGCCCCAGCGCGTTTTGCACGTTGGCCTGATACGCATTCAAGCCCGTTTGCGCGTTTAAACCATAGGCAGATGCCGCATTGGCTTGATTCGCCTGCTGCGTGTTGAAATTCATGCCGGCGTTGAACTGCCCGGCATTGAGCCCAGCGCTCTGATTGGCCAACTGCCCCTGGAGGTTCTGGCCCGCGTTGAACTGGCCGCTCTGCATCTGGTTGCCGACATTGGCGCTCTGCGCTTGGAGGTTCGCGCCCTGATTCGCCAAGGCCGCCTGCTGCTGATACTGATTCGTCAGCCCATATGCCTGTGCCAAGTTGCCCTGGTTGGCTTGGTTATAGTTCAGGGTGTTCTGCGTATTCGTCTGGTAGCCTTGCAGGGCATTGTTGTAAACCTGCTGGTATTGCTGGCCGGCCAGATTCGCCGCTTGGTCCTGCAGCGCCTTCCACGTATTCGACCCACGCGCCACGCCCTTCGCCGCCCCAGAATTGACCAGCTGCTGCATGGCCTGTTGCTGCGCATATTGAAACTGCGGATTATTCTGAAGGTCCGCTTGCGTCGGCGCTTGGAAGCCTGACGGATTCGCCAGCGTCTGTGCCTGCAACGCCTGCGGCCCTTGCACCTGCTGCGGCGTAATCGTCCCCGGCGTGGCCGTTGGCTGCGGCGTGACCTGCTGCGGCGTCACGTTGCCGGGCTGCTGGATCTGCTGCGGCGTATAGGCGCTTGGCGCCTGATACTGGCCCATCTGCTGCGCGTTCTGGAAGTTCTGCCCCGCCTGCGGAACGACCGGATTCGCAATGGTGCCCGTGCCGCCGCCCGCGCCTTTCCCGCCGCCGCCCTGGTCCGGTCCATTGCCGGCAAGGTCGGAGCCAAGGCGCCCGGTGATATACCCCCAATCGCCACTCGCATTATTCAGGGCTTGCCCCTGCCAGTATTGCCAGTCGCTGAGGCCTGACCCCGTGCCCCCCGGTGTAATGCCGTATTGCTGATAGAGCGCGGCCAGATGCGGGTCAATGCCCGCCGGCATCTGGTTGCCACTCATGGCTTGATTCGGATCACCCTGCACGGCCTGCGCGGGCGTCTGCCCTTGCTGATTGATCGGAGCAATCTCCGTCCCGCTGGAATTGATCGTCTGTAACTGTTGATCGAACCAATCAGCCACGCTAGCCCATCACTTTCGCGCCGCGCTGCATCGCTTCCTGCACCCGTGCCCGCGGGAACCCTTGCAAGGTCCGCCCGTCAGGCGTCTGAATCGTCACGGTGTCGCCCTGCCCGCCCGGCGTCGGCATCCCCGGCATGGGTTGCCCCGGCGGCTGGCCAAGGGCGCCCATCGACGGCATCTGCTGCGAGGGCATTTGCGGCAGATTCGGCTTCGGCACGCCTTGCTGGTAGTTCGCCGGACTGAACTGATTGGCTGGCTGCGCGGCCATCTGCCCGAGGCGCCCGAGCGTCATCTGGCCGGCCTGCTGATAGGGCGCGGCGGCCTGCTGCTGATTGCCGTAGACCTGTTGCTGCACGGCCAGCGCCTTATTGGCGGCCTCCGTCTGCGCATCGACAGCCTTACCCGTCTGGTGGCCCTTAATGGCCGCTTCAGCGACGCCTGCGCCCGCTGAGGCCGCCGTCAGCCCGATAATCGCCGCCGTCGTTAATGCGCTCATAGCTTCACCTGATAGGCTGTTTCGACAGCCTGATACCCCAGCGCCTCATACATCGCCCCGACGCGCGGATTATCGGAGGGCGCAATCATCTGCAGCGACTGCGCGCCATACGCTTTCGCCCACTTCTCAGCCCGCCGCAAGAGCCAGCCACCGGCGCCACGGTCCTGCGGATTGAGCCACCAAAAGAGTTCGCCCGCCACGACTTTGCCGCTCATCGGATGGACATACCCCAGCACGCCAATCGTGCCCATAATGACGCCGTCGCGTTCCGCCACGAAGATGGCCGCATCACACCGATTCATCAGGCTATTAAGGAACCGCATCAACGCCTCTGCACTTTCCCCGATGTATTCGCGATATTTGGTCGACGTCACGAACTCGCGCAGGAGGGCGACGATCTCAGGCACATCAGGCTCACCCGCCTGTCGGTAGGTAATCGCGCTCCGCCCCGCTGTCGCCAGCGTGGTCATTTGGCGCAGACCGTCCAATTCGTGCCGTTATAGAACGCGCCGACCGTCAACGCGCCCCCGCCAGCCACGACGCTGCCCCAGGTATTGACCGTGGAATCCGTCACGACGAACACCATGCCGGCCACAGGCTGCGGCAAGTTCGCAAACGTCACCGGCGCCGAGTTGCCTGGGGTGCCATTCACCGCCGCGCGCAGCCCCGTGAACCACTGGCCCCACGGATAACTGAGCAGATGGCCTTCCAGCGGCGCCGTCAGTTGCGGGAACGGCGTAATCATGAGGGCCCGACGCTCACATCAATCAAGGCATCCACCCAACGCGACGGCACCGGATCCGTATCGATGAAGCGATCCACGCGGTTGCGCGCCTGCCCGCACTGCGTCCAGCGCACGCGCGTATCAAAGGCGCCAATCGCCCCGCTCGAGGCCCACTGTTCATTACCCCACGTCTGCCCGCCATCCTTCGAGGTCTGCCGCATGATCTGCGGGTCCGAGCCCTGCCCGCGCTGCACGCCTTGCCCGACGTCCATCACAAGCTGGATCGCATGCGTCGTGAACCGCTTCTGGTCAAACGACAGCCGCGGCGGCTGCCGTAGACGACGAATCGCCGCGCCGTCCACATCGGTAAATAGATCCGTCCCCATCCGGTAGATTGCTCCCGTGAGTCGGTCCTGCACCAGATTCCGATCGGGGTGCGCAAAGAACATCGGCCGATACGCCAGCCATTGCGCCTGCCGCGTATCCCAATACAGCCGCTCGTGCCACAGGCTTGTCGCCTGATCAAAGACCCATGTCCGTTCGGCGCTCGGGAACGTCAGCACATAGAAGGTGTGGCCGTTCTCCTGATAACTGAACGCCACCGCATCCGAGAGATCGCCATACGTCGCGATCGACGCTTCCACGGCATGCGTGCTGATGCGGCTGGGCGTATACCCAGAGGCCGACACCACCTGTCCATGTCCCTGCTCATTATGCGAGAGCCAGATCAGTGATTTATCCAGCCGCGCGCCCGAAAACGCCGCCGCCGTGCCCGTCTGCATAAACGCCTCTTGAATCGAGGCAAAGGGAAACGGTGCCGTCCCGGCGTCATACCAGACTTCTGAGGTGTGATCCCCGAGCAAATAGATCAGACGATTGACGACATAGAGGGACCGCCACGGGTCGCTGCCGTCCGTGCGCTGCTGGATGTTCCCAAGGTCGATACTGAGGAAATTCTCAAACGCCGTGACTTGCAGGGTAGAAGAGGTGGCATCGAGAATGACGCCAAACCCATCCAGAAAGCCGCACATCGTGGCGCCCAGCGTCGTCGGATTCTGAAAGACGTTCGTAATCAGGTCCAACACATAAAACTGATTGCCGCTGGTCAGGCCCAATTGATTCCCGGCATCCCCGTTAGACATGAAGGTCACGGGCGAGGCATTGCGCTCGATGATGCCGCGCGACACGGCGGTATTGCCGACGAGCTCATAGAGCGTAAACCCCGTGACGAAGAAGGTCCGCTCGCCGAGGGAAAACATGCCGCCGCCGAAATTCGCCGTGGGGGCGACAATCAATTCAAAGCCTGGACACTGAAGGAGCGCCCCCGGCGTCGGGGCCGTCTGTGATTCGTTCAGCTCAACGTAGCGATTGATCAGGCGTTCGGCATCGGCCATGTAGGACTGGCTTTGATACGACGGGCCGAGGAAGCCGGGATAGCTAGGCATTTACGACAGGCCGAGACTCACGGTCAGCGCGGATGCAGGCGCACTGGAGCCGGCCGCCGTCGTCGTCGCCGCCATCCAGAGTCCATCTTTGAAGTAGAGGCCGCCGCCATCCTGCACGCCCAGCGTCTTACTGGCCAGCGTGGCCAAGCCGACTTGATACTTGGGCACGGTCGTGCCGACCGTCGGCGCAATCGCCGTATCGTAAAAGCTCACATACGAGGCCGCGGCGGCCGCGTTGTAGATGTCGTAATCGAAGATCTTGCACGGCCCACTAACAAAGATGGCCGTAGCCAGCAAGCCGGAAGTGCCATTGACGAGAACGGGACTGGCCATCGCTGCTCCTTATCGGTTCGAGGTCGTCGTATTGCCCGTGAGGTAATTCCAGCCCGCGCCCAAGCCCGGCACAAGCGCCGGATCGATCGACATCGCCCCCGGGTCGACATTCGGCTTTTTCATGTTCTCAAAGGCCGCGCTGGCCATCCGGGGCAACAGGGGCGGAATCTGCACGCCAAACGGCCCGCAGAAGCGCAAGGCGAGCTGATACAGGAACGCATCCTGATAGCCCGGCGGCCCTTGCAGGATGCTGTCGAGGCTGGCTGGCACCCCGACCGCCTGCGGCGTATAGAGCACAATCGACAGACTCTGCGGCTGCGGCCACAGAAACAGTGTCCCATGCGCATCGGCCAGATTCGTTTGGTAAAAACTCTGTGTCGGCAACGCAGATGGCAACCCCTTAATCGACAGCGACGAAAACGCATCCTCGTCCATCATCCCAATCGGCACTTCGATGGCGGGCGATGAGCCGGGAATGAGAAAGCTAATGGCATTAATCCACATCGGTCGGTCAATGTTCACCGTCTGCCCGATGCCGACCAGCACGCTGGACGTCGAGGCCGGCCAGACAAACGTCGTCTGCAATTGCAGCGACAGCGTCAGCCGATCCGCCGCCCAGGTGTCAATCATCGTCTGCACGCGCCGCAGGCCGAGGGCAATCTGGCCCGCGTTGGCCTGTTCGCCCGGCTCGAGCACGCCGATCTCGACCAGCGCATCCGTGATGAGCGACCGGACGGTATAGGCCAGCGCGAAGACGCCTGATGCTGGGGTTGCCGCCGCCGTCGTGGCCACCTGAATCGAGGCCGAGACGGCGCCGAGGCCCGTAAACGTAAACGCAATCAGGGCGCCGTTCGTCTCGGCTTGCGAGGGCCGATACGTGTAATACCCGTGCCCTTCTGCTGTGCAGATGCCCGCCCCGACGCTGCCAATGGCCTGGACGCCACCATCCACTGTGACATAGACCGTGACGACGCCGACATAATCGAGGCCCGTGGAGGCGTCGACCATCTGCGCGCCAATGACCTGATTCGGCTGGTTAATGACCATGAGGAATCCGCGTGTAGTCTACACCCTCAATGCGTTTCCGGCTGGGTTCTGGTCGGTCCGAGCAACTGATTACTATCCGCCGCCCATTCCGGCTTGAACCGCTGCACGAGCAAGATCGACACGCTCTGTCGGTCCACGCGCGCCAGAGACGAATCGGGCACCGGCCGCGGATTCGGCCAGTCCAGCGGGCGCACGGGGCGCGCAATCGGGAGTGTCAGCAGGCCTAGGTCGTTGAGCGTATGACTGCCCTGCTGCGACTTCGCCGCCTGCGGGTTCGGCCAGTCGTGCTGATGCGTCGGCAAGCCGACCGGCGGCGGCAGGAACGCATTGCGCCCCTGTGGGTCATTCACCTTGGCCAGTTGGATCGTCGCCGGGTTGAGCCAGTCGCGCTGGCGGAAGGGCGGCGCAATCGCGGTAATCGGCAAGCCCAGCCGGCTCGGCACCTGATCGGCCACCAAGGACGGCAACTTCGGCGCTTTCGGCCAGTCAAACTGAATAAACGCAGGACTCGTCTGGTCCTGCATGTAATAAAACAGATGCGTATCCGGCTTCAGAATCGGCGCCGCGGGCCGCGGGAAGTCTTGATTGATGAACGGCACGCCCGGCGGCGGCAAGGGCAGCATGATCCGGTTGTAAACGGGATCAATGACCATTTGCCGCAGCGGCGCAGCCGGCGGTGGCCAAAGCGTCTGACTAAACGGCAGCACTTTGGAGGGCGGCTGCGGGCGATGATGCCAGACGCCTAGCGCCGGCAGACGCGAGGGCGGATCGATATCGGGGCCGATAAAGGGCAGCGCCGCGGCGAGGGGCAGACGGACGTTGAAGTTCGGTTGCGGCTGCGCGCTATTAGCGGCCGTCGTCGATAAGGCCGCAATCGCCGTGATGAGCGGCGCGCGGAAGATCGTCGCCACCTACATCACACTCGCAGCCCAGAGGTCACTTGGTGGCGGTGCGGCGACGAATTCATACGCGCCAATATCGAACGCCGAGCCTTGCGGCCGCGTCACGCCTAGAATGTCGGTCGTGTAGGCGTTCGTCGTGCCTGCATCAATCGCCGGACTGCCGACCGTCAACTGGAAATTGTTGCCGGAAGGATTCACGAAGACCGGATTGATGCCAATCAGATTCGTCGTGAGCGTGGATGCGCCATCATCAACGAGGTTTAGTGGGCTATTCGCATAGAGGATGTTGTTTTCGATGATCCCGCCCGACGTCGCGCCAGGAAACGTATGAATCCCATAAAGGCCCGTATTGTTCGTGACCGTGTTCTGATAGACCAGTGTGGAGACACCTTGATTGACGGCAATTCCGGCATTCGTGCCTTCATTGAGGCCGGTAATGTTATAGACAACATTGTTATAGACCTGCTTCGCGGTGCCTGGGCCGATAAAGATGCCTACAAGAAAATCACCTCCGCTGACCGTGCGTGACAGATCATGCACGACGTTGTTGCGGATAATGTTGTTGTTCGTCGTCAGAGAATTAGAGTCGATGATGCCCGCGTAACTCGCATCATAGACATTGTTGTTGCTGATCAGATTGTCGGAGGTCGCCACATAAATACCGGGCGAGAAATCACCCGCATCGCCGCAGCCGTGTATCGTGAGATTCAGATATTCGCAACTGCCGGTTAAGCCCGCAATCTCTGACGTGCATTGAAAGGCCGCAAAGGCGGAAAAGCCCTCATTGATCACGCCATTGGTCGGCCCGATCACTTCGGCATTCTGGAAGCGGATATGATGCGGATTGCCACTGGCCCAGCCACGTAAATAAACACAGCCCTGCGCGATCCCGCGCGTGGCGTCGAGGTTCACCCCAACGAATTGGATAAATTGCTGCGCGCCATCGAAGAACACAACGAAGTTGCCGGATGTGGGCGCCAGCCACACCGTCGCGCCCGTCGCCGCCTGAATCGTGGTCGGTGCGCCCCACGAACTGCCCGAGGGCACATTATCGCTAATACCCTCCGCATACGTGCCCGCGCCGATGATCAACGTATCGCCACCCGCCAGCAGCGCGAGGCCAGCCGTAACGGTCAACTTGGCGAGCGCTGGCGACGTGCCATTGTTGGCATCATTGCCTGTCGTCGCGACGTAGAAGGTCGCCATTACATCACTGTAAACTGAATGCCATTGGACGGCACGCCGCCGACCGTGACGCGCACTTGTCCCGTCGTGGCACCAGCCGGGATGATGACGCTAATCTGCGTATCTGACCAGCCCGTCGCGGGCTGAGAGAGCGGATGCGGGTCCGTGTACGGCGTATAGCCAGGCTTCGCCGTGCTCGGACTCGTAAAGAAATCCCGACCGGCAATGACCCGCGCGGCCGTCGCGCCGCCAGGCCCAACCGTGTCAAAGATACTCCACGTCAGCGTGGAGCCGTTGATGGTGTTGTTCCAAAAATACGCGGGATCACCGCTTTGCGTATGCGTAGGATACGGCGGCGGGAAGCCATTGAACGGCGTGGGGTCCGTCGATCGGCCTAGTTGGTCAAGGCAGGGCCAGCCCGTCGCGTCCTGATTGCCATCAAACGGCGAGGCACCATTACAGAGGCCGAAGGAATTCACGCCATCATTTACGTAGGCGCGTTGATACGTCAGCGAGCCCGTATTGCCGCCAAAGGTGCCCGTCCAGGTATTGTTGAAAATGACACCCGTGCCTCCGTTGATGATCGCGACGGATTGCACGACCAGGGCCGATTGCGTGAAGGTGTTGTTATAGATTTCCCACTTGCGACAGCCCCGAAAATAGCCGCGCGGCGTATGCGCTTCAGGATAGGTATCATGGACGATGTTATCGCGGAAGACATATTCGCCCGATTCCTGACAATCGATGACATTGCCAAAACTCAGGGCTGTGAATGTATTGTGTTCGGCATAGACAGCATTCGGCCCTCCAAGCCCTAATGGTTCGGACCACAATGTCGCACCATTCTGTTCTGTGAGATCGCCAGAGGCCCACCGTTCGACCAGCACCCGTTGATCCGTAAACTGATTCTGATCGATTAAACCATTGAGAGGCGCCGTGCCCCCATTGATCCCGGTAATGTTCGTATTATTGGCCCAGACCCCCGAACCATAGACCTGATAATTGAGTTGGTTGCACGTGAAGCTGTTATTGTGAATGCGCCAGCCCGCGCCATACGTGCGGATTTGGCCACAGATGATCGTAAAACCAGAGATATCGCCGCCAAACCGGCCGGTAAAGATGGTGGAATTCGCCCCGCCGCCGAGGGCCGTCGCATCGATGATCGTCTGCCCGATGCCCGCACCGCGTAACTGGATGGTGCGGGTTGGCGAGGTCGTGAAGACGACCTGCCCGGCGGTCCAGACACAGGTGGGGCCGGCTGGCACCGTGACGACCGTCGCCGTGCCGGTCAATGCCGTATTGACCGCCGCTTGAATATCTGCGGCCGAGCAGGATGCCGCAGGCACCGTTAAGGGCGACGTCCCAGACACCATAGCAACAACGCCATTCACCGTGACGGTGCTCGTCCCTTGCGTGGCCCCGAAGCCGGTGCCCGTTAAGACCAGCGTCGATCCGATGGCGCCGCTGGTCGGATTCAGGCTCGTCAACACCGGCCCGGTTGTGGTGACGGTGAACGTGATGCCGTTACTGCTGACGCCCAGCACAAGAATGGTCACCTGACCCGTCGTCGCCCCTGTCGGCACAGCGGTCGTCACGGACGTCGCGGACCATGCGGAATAGGTCGTCGCGGGCACACCATTAAAGAACACGAGGCTCGAATTCTGCACGGCCCCGAAATTGGTGCCGGTCAAGGTCACGGCCGTGCCGGTTGGGCCTGACGTGAGATTGAGACTCGTGAGGACCGGCGCTACGGTCACGGTAAACGTCAGGTTATTCGATGTCTGGCCGAGCACGACGACATGGACCGGCCCGGTCGTCGCCCCGACCGGCACCGTCGTGCCAATAGATGTCGCACTCCAACTGGTCGGCGTGGCCACCGTGCCGTTAAAGGTGAGCACAGAGGTGCCCTGTGTCGCGCCGAAGTTTGTGCCGATTACCGTCAGCGGGGTGCCCACCGGGCCACTCGTAATCGTCAGGCTCGTGAGCGTGGGCGCTGGCGAGGGAATGACGGTAAACGGCAGACCGGCCGTCGACACGCCGCCGCGCACGACCATGACCGGCCCTGTCGTTCCTGCTGGCGGCACCAGCGCCGTGATGGAGGTGTTCGACCACGCGATCGTGACCGCCGGGGCGCCGTTAAATGTGACGAGGCTATTTTCCTGAGCCGGGCCGAAATTGTTGCCCGTGAGGACCACTGAGCTGCCCACCAAGCCGGAGGTCGGCGCAAGGGTGGTCAGCGCCGGTATTTCCGGGCGGATAATGACTTGCCCCGGAGTGGACGGCGCGGCCTGCGCCCCCGCCAAGGCCAGCAGCGCCAGCACCGCGGCGAGGCGCCAAGACATCAGAACGGCTCGTAGAGGATGTGGGCGCTCATGGCGCCAGACGTGCCCGTATCGTTCTTCGCGGAGAGCGACATTTCGCCCAAGCTGGCCGTATTCCCCAGCCCGACGGGCCGCGCCTGCGTGTTGCTGTAGTTCAGGCGCACGATCCCGCCGAAGGCGTTATACGACGGCGTCAGGAGATAACCCTGCGTCAGCCGCTGCGGGCCGGTGCTCGCCGCCGTGAACGTCACCACGACGGTGGCCAGTGTGCTGGCTGAGCCATCGAGCGGACGATCGGCAGCTGGTGCTGCGAGCGCCGTCGGCGTGACGGCAATCGTCGAATGGAGGGCCAGCACCATGTCATTGATGGACGAGGCCGACGCCTGCCCACCCATATAGAGTTCTTCAACGGCCCAGCGCTGTGTGCCGCTGCCGCCCTTCATGGCCATATAGGTGGCGTTCGCCATCGTGGACGTATCTGCCGTGTTGGTCGGGGTGAACGTGGTGAAGGTGAAGGTGCGCAGAGCCATTAGAGCGATCTCCTTTTTTCAAGCACGAGGTCAAGTTTGCCATCCCCGCAGGCGTCAATCAGCTCCTGCACCGTGAAACAGGCGTTGGTGGCGTGGTAGGTCGCTTCGCAGGCGCGACAGATATAGCGTGCGCATTTCGGACACCGGCCGAGTGGCACCGTGCGATTGGGGTTCAAAATGACATTCCGCTGACAGTGATTGCAGACATGCAAGGCGGATTCAAACGTGCGCCCCTCGGGCACGTCCGGCGTGCCAGGCGAGTTCCGATGGTCGATGAGAATGACGCCTTCGTAAGACCGCTGGGAATGGATGGGCATCAGGCGATCCGCTGCTTCGGCGGGATGATGATATTCGGCACCGTCGCGACCTGCATCGTCACGGCGATGGCATTCAGGCCGGTAAATGTAAAGGCCACGAGGGTATAGTTCGTTTCAGCGGCCGTCGGAAAGTAGTTATACAAGCCGTTGCCTTCCGCCTGAATCGTGCCCATGCCCAGCGCCTGCGTGCCACCATCGCCCGTGACATACACGGTCACGACGCCCGCGAAAGGGGAGCCGTTGCCGACGTCAAGCATTTCCGCGCCAATCACTTGACCGGCGACCCCTTTAACCATGAAAGCGCGTGTAGTGTAACACCTTAGTGTGTCTCCGGCTGGGACTTCGACGGCCCCAACAGTTGATTGCTGTTCGCTGCCCATTCCGGCTTGAAATGCACGATCGCGCTGTCATTCCGCCGCGGCTTGACGGATTGCGCCGGCCAATTCGGCTGCCACTGCGCCACCACCGTGCCGAGGTTCGCCACGCTCAACGCGTAGATCGGCGGCGGCTGCGAGCCAGGCTGCGGTAGGCTGGCGATCATCGTCGGCGCCGACTGCGCGGGCCACGTCTGCGCCCACTGGCTGACGGCAATGATGATTTCGGTAGCGGTCAGCGGCCCAGATGGCACCGGCTGGCTTGAGCCTGGCTGAATCGCAGTGACGAGGCGCTGTGGCTGATCCCAGCCCCGCGGCCATGCTTGCAGAATGACGAGCTCGGTCGCCGTCAACGGCGGATTGCTCGGCGGCGCTGGCGTTCCCTGCACCACGGCCAGTGGGCGGGCTTGGGCCGGCCATGTCGTCGGCCACGCGCCGACCGACTCCGAGATTTCGGAGGGCGAGAGCGGACCTTGCGGGATAGGCTGTGCGCCCGGCGAAGGCTGAACGACAACAATGGGCCGCGATTGGGCCGCCCATGCTGTCGGCCACGACGCCACGATGAGGGCCAGATTCGTTGGGCTGATCGGCCCTTCTGGCGTCGGCTGATTGACGACGGGCGGCACGAACCACGCCGCCACCTTCGGCCCGGTCTGCGCGGGCCACTCGGTCGGCCAAAGCCGCTGGATCAGCAGTTCTGTCTGCGTCAGCGGCCCTTGCGGACTCGGCTGGTCGCCTGTCGATGGTTGCTTCAGCGTCGGCAGCCGCTGCGGCTGATCCCAGCCACGTGGCCATGCCCCCACGATCGCCACATCGGCCGTGGGGAGCGGACCCACGTTGATCGTCGGCGTCGTCGGCTGCGTGGCGGCGACGGCCTTGGATTGCGAGGACCACGTGATTTCCCACGCCAGCCGAATCTGCGCCAGCTGTGACGCTAAAAGCGGACTCTGTCGAACCGGCTGATCCCCGCTGGACGGTTGCACCAGCAGCGGCGCACGCTGCGATGGCCAATCGATCGCCCAACTGCGCTGGATGGCGATTTCAGTCGGACTGCTCGGTCCCGTAATCGGCGGCTGATCCGGGTTATCTGGCGCAATCGTCCACGTTGTGACGACTTCAATAACAGTCGCGTCATACCAGGCAGAAAGAATACTGTTCTGCTCGCGCGGGCCAGGAAGGAAAGATTGCGCCCCTGATGGCGGCGGAATGATCGCCGCGTTGATGGGCGGCTTTTGTGCGGGCCAATCCGTCGGCCACGATCGCGTAATCGCTAATTCGGTTGCGCTCAGGGGCGCATTAATCGGCGGTTGATCCCCCGTAAGTGGCTGTTTAAGTTGGATCAGCGCTTGCGGTTGAGCCCACCCCGTTGGCCACGAGCCCACGAGCGATTGCCGCACATAGGGCGGCGGCGGCGAGATGATCGGCGGCAGAATCAGCTGTCCGCTGATCGGTGCCTTCTGCGCTGGCCATGTCGGTGGGTCCCAGCCCACGGTCGGCAGTCGATAGGTCTGCCGAGGCGGCGGTTGCTGCCCCGTCGGGAGGGTCAGCGGCGCAATCTTGACGGTGTTGGCGTTGCGAGTATGGAGGCGTGGTTCCTGATCGGCCGGCCACGAGGCCAGCACGGCCACCATCATTAAGGCGGCCTGCACCTGCCGGCGCGGCGGTTCGCTGCCGGCCGATGGCGGCGGCTCATGCGGGATAGGCGGCGCATAGCTGGCCGATCCTTGCGCGAAGGGCGGCGGCGGCGGATAGAAAAACGCCATGCTACTGCGTCAGGATACCAACCATATAGGTCTGATGGGGCACGAAGACCGCAGGCGGCGCCTGCCGCAGCACCGCCGCGATGATGCCACCCCTAGCGAAGTTTATTGACATCGTAGCTGACGCCGTCACCGTGCCAACGGAGGACGAAAAGATCCAATCTTCCAAAATATCTCCGGTTCCCGCGTTCGCCGTGCGCGCTGTGAAATTCGTGCCAGCGGTCCCATTGTTATCACTCGTATAGGCGATCGCCACGATCGCCCCAGCGGTGACGGTAGGTGTGAGATTTGCAGTCGTCACCGTCGCAACGCTCGTGGCGGTGCCCGTAGCCGTCACGCTATCAAACAAGGTCGCCGAATCCTGTCCGCTATATTCAGCGATGTTAAAGGCATTATCCGAAACCGTTGGCGTGCTGTTGAAATGAACCGTGACCACCGTCATGCCAGACGCGACGAGGGGCGACCCATACATCCGCATAAACCCATCAACCGGACGCGTCAACTTCCCGGCCCCACAATCGGCATACGTGCTGCCTTTGTCGTCCGTGACTGAGGAAATATCGACGCTGCCCGCGCCTTTCCAGAACATGCATACGACCACGGCGTTCGAGGCACCCGTCGCCGCGATCGTGATCGCCACATTATTCGACCCGTCAACGTCAGCGAAACTTTCTACTCCTTGGACGAAGCCAATCGACATTAGGGACTCACAAACGTGGTCACGCTTGAGGCGGCAAGCGTGGTCGATAACACACCCGACACGACGGCCACGCCGGTTTGCGCGGCTAGATCATGTGTGGCATCGGTCAGGTAGGGTGTCATCGTCGTCAGGCTTGAGGGCAGACCAAACGTCAGCCCAACGGATCCGCCCGTATTGATCGCCACCACAACATATGTTGTCCCAGACATAAACGCGGTAACGGATACATTGGCCACGGTGCCCGTCGTGCTCACGCGCACATAGCCCGGCCGCACAAACTTTGACCAGTTCCCGAGGGCATAGAGCCGCTTGGTTAGCGTCGTATCGGCGCCGCTGCTCGTGCCGTTCCCGATCAGTCCCTCATTGTCCGTATTGTTGCTGATCATCCACCAATAGCACCACATCGAGACATTGGCACTCGTGAGGGCCGCATGAATCCATCCGGCCACGACCAAGGCATTCGTGATGCTTGCGTCGAAGGCGTCGAAAGACGCCATTTCCGTCTGCCAGGTCGCCGTCCCCGCATGGATCACGGCGGGCGTGCCGGAGTATTGATGCGTCACCGCCCGATCCAGATACGGCGCCGCCGTCCCATCCGCCAGCACGGCCGTCACATACGAGGCGGCGGTATCCCAATTCGACGTGGCGGGCAGCACCAGTAAGGGACGCGGCGTCAGCGCCGCCACTAAGGGGCCGAGCACCTTGACGAAGTTCGTCATCTCAGCGGTCGTATATTGCATGGATCGATTGGGGGCACCGAGATCGGGTTCGTTCTGGACTTCAAGGGCGTAAAGATTCACGCTCGCATTCGTCTGAACGAGTCCCTGAAAGGCGGCCAGTGTGCCAGCCCAGGCACTATAACTGCCACTGAGTAAATGCCCACCGAATTCCGATCCGCTATCTTTTTGACCCGCGGCGGCGCTCCACGTCGAGGCGATAATCTTCGCGCCGCGCGCAGCAGCCTTCACATAGTTGGAATAGAACGACATGGATGTGCCATCAGACCATATACCTGTGCGGAGAATGGAGAGGCCAATGCCAGCGGTCGTGCTGAAAAATGTATCAGCGAGGGCGTCTGAGAGGGGCGTCGCATCGCGAAAGACATCCGCGGTGCCGAAACCTTCGATCGTTTGCTGCGGTGCGAGGCGATTGATGGTGATATCGCCCGTGCCATCAGGCCCGGGAGCATGTGAGGGCGTAATGCCATGCCCCCGGGTCGACGGAATGTAATAGGTGCCCATAAGCCCGTTACCTATGGGCACCCGAAGGGATTAACCGATTTCGCGATACGCCACGCCCCACGACCATGAGGTCAGCGTGCCCGGCGTGCTCGTGAACTGCAGAAAGTTCCCAGACGTGCACCCAGGCATGGCGAGCATGGTTTCAGCCGGCGTCGGCACCCAGAGCCAGCCGTTCAGTACGTTGAAGTTATCCCAATAGATTTTGACTTCGGTGCCGCCGCCGTTGGCCGAGCTGTTGACGCCGCAGGTGCCCGCAGCGCCTGAGGTGCCGCCCACGAGGTTGGCGGTCGGCAGGCCCAGCGACGTTTTGGCCGGCGTGGCGCTAACCACGGTTGGAAACACGGTCAGCTTCGTGCCGAGGGCGATCCCCTGCTGCGCGCTGGTCGCATTGGCCCGCTGACTCGCCCAGGCGCGGAGGATTTCGTAGCCGGGCACGGCGGCGCCGCCGGCTGAGGGATTCATGAACACCAACTGCGGCGCCGCAACCACGGTCTGCGCGTCGACGGAAATCGTATAGGTGCGGTCAGCCACGGGAGACTCCTTTTACTGCGATGACAGTTCGCCAGCCATGACAAACGTCTGGCCCGGCCGTTCGTAATCGATTTCCTGCCCTGTGCGCGCGTCCAGACACTTCAACCGCTCGACCTGCCCTGTCCCATTGCATTTCGGACAATCGATCGTGAGATCTTCCCCGGTCAGCCGGTTATACCCCAGCCACATCTTGCCGGGATGCCGCTTGTAATCGCTGCACGCAATGCACTTCATCCAGCCCACCGGAATCATGATGACGGGCACGGCTTCTTGCGGCATTACGCGCTCTTCGCCTTCTTCGGCTCAAACGAGGCCAGCATGGCTTCCAAGTCTTCCGCGGAGAGTTCGGCCATCTGCTCTTGAATGGCCTGCATCCGCGCTTTCTTCTGCCCGTCAATCACGAGCGCGCGATCCGCTGGCGACAACTTCTCGAGCATCGCCCGAATGTACTCCGCCTGATCGACCACCGCCGTGCCTGGGTCCATCTCGAGATAGCCCTGCGCGAGCATCCGCTTATGCTCCGGTTCGCTCTGTACCGTGATCTCTTCGCCGTCCGAACTCCACAACAGGCGCGGATAGGGAAACGTCTTGCCGGCATCCGGGTTGTTGCGTGGCCCTTCGACAGACCAGAAAAACGTCGGCCGCGGGTCATCCTTCGTCGGCAGCAACCGCAGATCATGCAACTGCCGCGGGCGGAACGGTGAGCGCCCGCCTTGCAGATCCGCCGTGTTCAGCGAGCCGTCTGCAATCGCCGCCCGAATTTCTGCGAGCAGTTC